GCTTAGAGTCTTCGGAACGGGTTACGCACGTCATGCGTAAAACAAAGAACGAACTACGCCGACTTCAGCATGACGGGTTCTACAGGGATATAGACCTTGGAGACCCTGTTAATGTCATGGATGACATTGAGAAGAAGATTGCTGAGAAGCTAGGCTTTCGTGCTACTCAAGACAACCGGTACAAGTTCTTGGAGATGCAGGTTGACCTCGACCTCAAGGGCTATGAGCACAAGGATGAAGAAGGTGAAGAGACGGGCATAGCGCTGCCGTACATCATCACTATTGAGAAGGGCACTGGCGAGATTCTCTCTATCCGCCGCAACTGGAGACCTGAGGATGACCATCATCAGAAACGCGCTCACTTCGTGCATTACCCGTATATCCCTGGTTTTGGGTTTTATGCTTTCGGTCTTATCCACCTCATTGGTGCTTACTCTAAATCTAGTACTAGTATTCTGCGGCAGCTCGTTGATGCTGGTACTTTGTCTAATCTACCCGGCGGTTTTAAGACTAGAGGACTTCGCACGAAAGGTGATGACACGCCAATCTCACCGGGGGAGTTCCGAGACGTAGATGTACCGAGTGGCACTATCAAGGACAACTTGATGGCGCTCCCATACAAAGAGCCTAGCCAAGTGTTGATGGCCCTGCTGGGGCAGATGATTCAAGAGGGTCGCAGCTTCGCTGGTTCCATGGAGTTGCAGGCGTCGGACATGTCCGCACAGGCTCCCGTGGGTACGACGTTGGCGATTCTTGAGCGTAGCTTGAAGACGATGAGCGCGATTCAGGCACGCATCCACTATGCGATGAAGCAAGAGTTCAAGCTCCTGCGGAATATCATCCGCGACTACACCCCTGATGATTACAGCTATGAGCCCGAGGAAGGTGGGCGGCAGGCTAAGCAGTCTGACTATGACTTGGTGGATGTCATTCCTGTTAGCGACCCCAACGCTACTACCATGGCGCAGAAGGTTGTGCAGTATCAAGCGGCTCTACAGTTAGCTCAGACTGCTCCTCAGTTGTATGACCTCCCTATCCTGCATCGCCAGATGTTGGACGTGCTTGGTATTAAGAACTATCAGAAACTTGTACCGATCGAAGACGACATGAAGCCGCGCGACCCCGTGACGGAGAACATGAACATCCTCAAGGGCAAGCCGGTCAAGGCGTTTTTGTACCAAGACCACAAGGCGCATATCACCGTGCATATGGCGGCAATAAAAGACCCGCACATCCAAGAGTTAGTTGGGCAAGACCCGGCGCTGCAGCAAAGAGTGATGGGGGCTATGTCGGCCCACATTGCAGACCACTTGGGTATGGAGTATCGCAAGCAGCTTGAGCAGACTATGGGTCAGACATTACCGGCCTACGAGGATGATCAAGATGTGGCGATGATGTCTCCAGAGATGGAGGTCAAGGTGTCTCAGATGGCAGCGCAGGCAGGCCAGATGTTGCTCCAGCAGCACCAGCAAGAAGCTCAGCAAGCCAAGAACGCACAGGCAGCGGCTGATCCGCTACTCCAGCTACAGCAGCAAGAACTGCAGATCAAGCAGGGCGAGTTGCAACGCAAGTCTCAGAAAGACATGGCTGATATGCAGGCCAAGATGGCTCAGATTGATGTTGAGCTCAAGCGCATCGAAGCCCAGCAGGAAACTGAAGGAGCCAAGCTTGCAGTACAGGCTCAGAACAACGAGAAGCAACGTGAGCACCAGCACACATCGGAGGGCTTTAAGGCCAAGGTAGATATGGTGAAACAAAACGCGCAGCTTCAACAGCAACGAGAAATGCAAGCGGCATCGTCCGCGAAGAAAGGTGAATGATGAACGACAGCCGCAAGCTAATTAACGTCATTAACCAACGAATTGACGAAGGCGTCAAACACATCGAAGAGGCTCTAGCAGCAAAGGCCGCGAAGAGTTTTGACGATTATTGTGAGATGTGTGGGATTATCAAAGGTCTGCTCACCGCTCGCTCTTATTTATCAGACCTTACACACCAACTGGAGAAGTTTGACGATGAATGAAGCTTATGACATCAGAGCGGTGGACTTGTCCGCTGTACTGAACACATCAGCAGAAGAGAAAGCAAAACAGTTACCCATGCCTTCGGGCTATCGGATTCTGTGCGCCGTACCTGAAGCTGAAAAAGAGTATGAAGGCGGACTAGGTCTGGTTAAGGCAGATGAGACCATGCGCAATGAAGAGTTGCTCACCACGGTTCTGTTTGTTGTTGATTTAGGCCCTGACTGCTACAAAGACCCCACTCGGTTTCCAACCGGGCCGTGGTGCAAAAAAGGTGATTTTGTCTTGGTCCGGCCCCACGCTGGCACTCGACTTCTCATCCACGACCGTGAATTCCGCATCATCAACGACGATTCTGTCGAAGGCGTTGTAGAAGACCCACGGGGAATCAAACGCAAATAGGAGCGCACATGCCTAAATTTGAAGAAGAGTACAAGTTTCCCGACGAAATTGATATCAAAGCAAGTGACGACCAGAAGCTGGAAATCACTGTTGAAGGTGACGATGACGTAGAAGTCAACATCGTTGATGACACTCCTAAAGAAGACCGGCACGTTGACCCCTTGCCGGAGTCAATCAAAGATGACCTTGAAAAGGCTGACGAATCTGCTGAGTATTCTAAGAATGTAAAGCAAAAATTTACGCAGTACAAAAAAGCTTGGCACGACGAACGTCGGGCTAAAGAGGCGGCTCTCCGAGAGCAGCAAGAGGCTTTGGCGGCTGCGCAACAGATTCTGGATGAGAATCGCCGACTGAGAAATATGGTGCAGAACGGTGAGAAAGAACTCATCTCCACCTATCAAAGCTCGGCTGAAATGGAGCTTGAAAAAGCTTCTCGGAGCTATCGGGAGGCATATGACTCGGGCGATTCCGAGAAATTGCTGGCTGCGCAGCGGGAGTTGACTCGGGCAGAGATGAAGCTGGATAAGACCAAAAATTATCGCCCTACTGTACAACCACAGGAAAATAGTGTACAAACTACCCTGCAACCGCAGGCGGCACCTCAGATGGACCCCAAGGTCGCAAACTGGGTGTCCAAAAACCCTTGGTTTGTGTCCCGTGACAAACTGGCAATGCGCAAGTATGCTGAGGGGGTTCACGAAGAGCTAGAAGTGCGGTATGGTAGAGCATTCGTAGGTACTGATGAATATTTCAGCAGTATTGACAAAGAGGTTCAACGCAGGTTCCCAGAAGAATTTGCAGCTTCTAAAAACGATGGCGGTGATAAGCCCCAGCGTACAAGGCCAAGCACGGTGGTAGCACCAGCTAAACGCAGTACTGCGCCGAAGCAAATCCAACTGACTAAAACTCAGGCAGGGCTGGCTAAAAAACTTGGTATAACTCTTGAGCAATATGCTCGGGAAATTAGTAAATTGGAGGCCTAAAAATGGCTGAGAACAGATTGCAACGCGAGATGACTGCACGGGAAATGGGCGAACGCCCTAAGAAGTGGATGCCAGCAGAGATGCTGCCTGAACCTGACAAACAACCGGGCTATGCGTACAGATGGATTCGGGTTTCTACTTTGAACGACCCCGACCCCCGTAATGTCTCGGGCAAACTCCGAGAAGGCTGGGAACCGGTTGGCGTTGAAGAGCAGCCTAAGTTTCGATTAATGACCGATCCAACTAGTCGATTTAAAGACAACATTGAGATTGGTGGGCTATTGCTCTGCAAGACGCCACACGAGTTTGTCGAGCAACGGGACGCGCATTTCGCAGACCAAGCACGAGCTCAAGTGGAGGCTGTGGACAATACTATGATGCGCCAGAGCGACCCGAGGATGCCGATGTTTAAAGAACGCCGGTCCACGACGAGCTTTGGAAAAGGTATTTAATTTTTAGGAGTCCTTTATGGCTTATCCGGTTATTGACGCCCCTTACGGGCTAAAGCCGATCAACCTGATCGGCGGTCAGGTATTTGCGGGTTCTACTCGTGAATATCCGATCACTAACGGTTACGCTACGAACATTTTCTACGGCGATTACGTAGGTTTGTCTCGTGGTGAAATCGTGCGCTTGTCTGTGTCTACTGGCACGGCAGGTAATCAAACTGGTATCTTCTTGGGATGCCGTTATACCAACCCCGTCACTAAACAGTTGACCTTCGCGCAGTACTATCCCGCATCAACTGCGGCTGGTGATGCAGTGGCTATTGTTGCTGACGATCCTGACCAAGTGTTCAAGGGTGTTGTTTGCTCTGCTACTACCGCTGTTGCTTCTGGCGCTCGCGCCATGATTGGTCAAAATTTGGCCATGATTAACAACACAGGTAGCACCGCAACCGGCAACTCCAAGAACGCTATCTTGGCTCCAAGTGATACTCCTGCCACCACCTCTACTCTGCCCGTTCGCGTGCTCGGCTTGGTGACTGACACGGCTGTTTCTCTGGGAACTTCGACTTTTACCAGCATTTCTACTGCTACTGTAACCTGTTCGGCTCTGCCGTTCGCGTTGCCAGTCGGCACTGATGTTGGCTCGTTGGATTCGAACGGAAACTATATCAGTTCGGGTTCTTTCGTTGATACCGCCGCTTCTGCCGGTGCTACCTCGTTTATCTTGAACCAAGCTCCTGCTACAGCTTTTGGCGCTAGCTCCACGCTTGTGCTTATGCAGTACCCAGAGATTCTGGTCAAGATTAACTTTGGTCAGCATCAGTATTACGCTGCTACCAGCATTGCTTAAGGAGTAACTTAAAATGGCTATTTCACGCGCACAGCTACTTAAAGAGTTGCTCCCCGGATTGAACGCTTTGTTTGGTCTGGAGTACGCTAACTATCAGGAAGAGCACAAGGAACTCTACGAAACTGAGACCTCCGAGCGTTCTTTTGAAGAGGAAACCAAACTGTCTGGCTTCTCCGCTGCACCAGTCAAAAACGAGGGTTCTGCCATCGCCTATGACAATGCACAAGAGGCATGGACTGCTCGCTACAACCACGAAACCATCGCTTTGGGCTTCTCCCTGACGGAAGAGGCAATCGAAGACAATCTGTATGACAGCT